ATATTATAGATCGGAGCTTCCCAGCCTGCAATCTTCATGTGCATTACCATTTCTTCATTACTTGCAAGTACGCCATCAACAAATGAGTCCACCATCTTTTCATAGTGACCCATGAACTTACTCATTCCCCATACATGTACGAAATCATCCGGATCGATTGACTGAGCAAGACAGCGAACAAATATACGAGGACGCATATTACTAGGGACTTGATTAAGAATGTACGGCAAGCTCTCAATACCGGGCTGAAACATGTCTTCAAAGTAAACAACATCTTCATTGGTAACTTCTCCTGCTTTCATTTTGGCAACTAGATTCATTAACTGACTCATACCGTAGTATGTGCGACCATGTGCATCTAGCACTTGTCCTGTTACAATGGCTTGATCATTACTTAATGTTTCACCTGGAACAATAACATAGTTAATGCCTCGTTTTTCAAAGACACTAGTGTTCCAGTCTGTTAACTGATAAGTGTAACGGGCAACATATTTTTCTAAACCCATATACCATAACTTTCGCATTTTTATTCCTTTGTTTCTAAATACAAATTATACAACATATCAATAGACATGTCACTTTTATTGGACTTTTTTCTATTACTTATACCATCTATTAATCGTAAGTTTATCCTTGATCCTATAATTTCAGGTGGTATTTTGTTTACCCATCCATCTGTTATTGATACTATATGATCTAAATGAATATCTCTATTGCGAGTTTCACCTATAAAATATTTTTTGAAATTTTTATCAGTTTCTTTCCAAACTGCTATTTTATATTTTTCATGCTCGGAAATATCATCAGGATGTCTACATTGACCTGTTTCTATCCTAGATAATAATGCTTTATTATAACCGCATTGACCACAGCCAGAACCGGATAGTAGTGTGTTAGGTTTAATCATAAAAGCACTATGTTCAGGGCAAATAACTAATATTTTAGTATGAGCATTTTTATAAATTACCTTGCTATAATCATATTGTGGGAAAATCATACTAACTTCTGAAATAAAATCATCTGTAGTTTTAGTAAAACTATTACCACATTTAGGGCATCCTCCTTTTCCTTTTATATCATTTGGAAATTTGAAAAAATATCCATGAATTCTACATCCCACTTCTATTTTAGTAGAAGAATTTATGTAGTTTACTTTATCCAAGATATATCTATCACCATGGGCTGCTTGTATTTCTTTAATTATTTGATTGGTTGTTTTTCTAAAGGGTGAGGGTCCTTTTTTAAGACCGCGTATTTTGCTTATTCTAGCCTCTATATGTTCTCTTGTTTGTTTACCCATATTAACTCCTATAATAAAGTATTTATCATCGGGGGTCGTTATTAGTAAGGTTCTAAGCATATAAAAGCTATAGTTTACGCATTATCTACGTGCATCCTCTGCCCAACTGTCTTTAGCATATTTGCCAGTCATGTATTTGTTAAACTGACGAAATACATAACTGCGCATGTCATACAAAGTAGCCTCATCATACTTGTATCCAAAGTCTTGACAAAATTCTAAATATTTTTCTAAATCATCAAAAAGTTGATGGACTCGTGGATTAGATTGAAATGCGGGTCTTCCCATTTTTATTTTCCTATTAAATAGCCAATGATTGTAGTGGCTTAGTTGTGTTATAAGTAATCGTAGCACCATTCTCACCATCTTCTGCAACGGTGATTTGAATGTCACGATCGGGGTAGCGAGTTGCAATGATCTGATATAAATCATCACTGATCATTTCGCAACTCTTGTTATTCAATTCAAGCACACCGTCTGAGTATTGATTCTCAAGCCAACGCTTAAACTGAATAAATTCCAAATCTCGGTTGTTATGAAATACTTCAATAGCAACTGTGAAGTGAAAGATATGACGGTGTGGCATACCTAAAAAACTTACATCATATTCATCACCTGTCTTTAGTGATGGGTCGTGATTTGCATCGTAGTATGCGTGAATACCTTCTTTACGAAAGGTAACCCAGATCATACGCTTAGCCGCATTGCTGATGCGTACTTGTCTTTCTTGTAATGCCATTTGTCGTTGTTCGTCCATTTTATTTCCTTAGTTTATACAAATTCAAAAAGTTCATTAAATTTAGTTTGTGCGTTGACTGTTTTCTTACCACTAATACCTTGACTACCGCTTTGAAACTGTTTCCAATAGTCACTATGTTCTTCAATCAAATCTAAACTTTTTTGCCTATCTTTTAATGAGAAAATCTCATCAACTAATTCTTTGAAAAATGTTTTTGTTTCAAATTCATGCATAATCATTTTAGGAACTGATCCTTGTTCGTATCTACGATTAGCCTCTTGTACTGCACTAATGTGCTGAAATACATTGTGACTTTGCAGTAGTGTGTAACTCAATGTGTCCCAACTTGTTTTGGTTTCTTTACCATGTTGACCTATGAATCCTTCACCACGATAACACAAATCTTTCATTAGCATTCTATCAGTTACAGGACTATCTGTAAACTTATTATGGATACCATCAGCCAATACACCGTCCCTAAACTTACGATTGTCAGTTGCATATGCTTTTTTCTCAGCAGTTTTTTCCATACTATATGACCATTTCTTTCCGTCTTCAAAAGAGTTATTGAAATATGCCAAACCTTTAGCCGCACTATAAAATGGACTAGCACAATCAAACGTAATTTGAAGGTTTGGATTAGCATACTTGCGTACTGCACGTTGAATATCAGTAAACACAATCGCATACTCTAAGATACTCGTACCCAAACAGTGAATCAAGTCATGCTTACCTTCTTGCAGTAAACCATCATGGATAATACCTACTAACCTTTTTAGTGTAAGATGGATATCAATCTTGTTCTGTCCACCAAAAGCCCAACCATTAAAATGATTATCTGGGTAAATATTTGGGTCACAATACTTCTTCATCTCTTCATACCAATCATCACTTTGAGTATGATTACGACCTTGCAATACGTTTAAGAATTTACAACTACCATTTCTATTATTGATAAAATACTCATTGTTGATGTGAGTAGCAGTGATAGCATCTTCAATAGTTTTAATACCATGTGCAGATTTACCAGTCTTTGGGTCAATTGTATCGTATGTAGTCAATGATTGTGAAGGGATATCTAAACACATACCATAATCCATGTATGTATCCATCCATGTCAATACTGCTTTACGCTTTACCATAGCACGAGGACAGTTAGGATCCTTCCAATCAGCAGGCCATTGACACTTAAGAATCTGAAATCCACCTGAATCACCTAGCATGAATGTACCTTGTTCACGTTTGCGAATGATACTTTCATTATGATCATCTTTAGTAGTGTCTAAGTTAGCATGTCCTGCTGAGTACAAGCCCCATTTATAATAGTACAAACCTTCTTTGCTATTAAGAAAGTTTAGTTTCTCAACATCACCATTGAATCCTGCAGGTATACGTGACTGTTCAAAATAATTTTCACCTTCACGTTGCTTACCTAAGCCAGCAATATAAAAACTACTCACTGCAGGTAAGAACAATGCCCAATCAGGATTGTGGCTATTTGATAAATTTACTTGTTCCATTAAACTGTTACTTCTTTTTGAATTAATGTTTGAATCATTTTTATTTGATCCTGCTTTGATTTGATTTGATTTACTAAGTCTTTGATAGCATGATTTTCATTTGCCATTTTTTCAAGTTCTAGTTCTTCATCACGCTTTTTCTTAGCCCAAGCAAGTAACATAATTGCCTCATTAGCAAGTTCTATATTAGCATGGCCGCCTGCCAATGTTTGCCACATAGAACCGTCAAACACTTTTATAGATTGACTGTCAAAGTCATACATCATATCACCTTGTTTTCCTGCACTACCAGATGTATGGCTTTTACTAATGTAAGGTTTATTATTTCCATTAATTACATTTATGTATCTACTATCGCTACTTAGAATTCCTGATATCATGTGTACCTCTTACTTTTGATGCGCCGGGAACATATACTCATAGACTGCCAAACCGCTATCAACGGTAATCTTAGTTACACCTTGATCACTAATGCGATATGTTTTATCACCATCTAAACTCAATACATCTAAAATTTGTTTTACTGGCCATTGCCACTTCTTAGCCAATGTACCTGCTACATCTGACTCAAAAACAAAGTTACCACTGTGAGTACTTGGACTACCAAAGTAAACACGCAAATCAGTACCTTCTAATACTGTTGTGAATGTAGTTTCTTCACTATTAGCTTGTGCTTGGCGTTTCAATCTTAAGATACTTGCAACAGTTGGATTAAATTCTACTCCCCAAGTTGTACCCTTAAAGATAACAGTTTTTACTTTATCTTCTACTGCATTCTTAGCCATCAATCTATAATCATTGACAAAATCACCATTGCTTGTTTCAAAGTGAATTGTATCAGGAACCGACTCGCCATCACGATCTTGTCTAGTTAAATTGATTTTACTAGTTTCATCATAGTCTTCAAAACTTAAAATTGTTTTGAGTTTACCTAAATTAGGCATACCAAATGTACCAATGAAATCTGCATTAGGTGTAGCAAATGTACCGTTTATCATAATGCTACGATCATCTGCAATTGCATTGATTGTTGTCTCTGTGTCAGTACCTGTTACTTTAACAATATCAATACTTCCCAATGCACTAGTATGTGCAATAATGTCTAATAAATTATCTTTCATTTTTTTCCTTTAATGTTTGTTCTACTATATTTAGGTAGTTAGTGTGTGTATTATAGTGGGATTTAATACGAAAGTCAACACTCAGTTTAACCGAATGTGAATAGATCATCAAATGTTGTATTCGTATCTGTATTTGCACGAATGTCCCAATTCAATACACCAAGTAAGTTGTCTATCTTTTCATCTACTAATGTTTGTTCCATTGCCGAATCATCAAATGGTAGTTCTTTGAACCATTTGGGTAAGCGTAACTCATCAGTTGGGTATGCAATACTTGTGAAACCTAATGGGTTAGTTTTTAGTTTACATACGATTACTTTCATACCATCAATAATTCTCATTGAATAATTGTCACTATTCAATTTACAAAGATAGTTATAGTTTAAACTTGCTCTTACATGACCAGGCATATTTGCACGTCCAGTACTACTATTCTTTTCTTTGTCACCATACATGGTTAAGTTATTGACTGATTTAGGTGAGCCTTTTGTCCAACTATCCTGATTACTAAGATTGCGTTTAAATTCTTTGATGGTTTCAATAATGTCTTCACGACCTTTACCTTTCTGTATAACCATACTCAGTACTTCCATTAAGAACTCTTGTACATACTTAGGAGTATCAGCACGTTTCAAATCAAGACCCATTGCTTTAATGTCACCCAACTTACCATCTTTATCTTTACGCTTACCTTCTTTATCAAAAATATTGATAGCATAGCGTTTCTTTGTGATAAAGATACTACGATCACCAATCAATTCACGACCTGCTTTAATGATCTCACCATTCTTACGTGGAGCATGAAATGCACGTTCCATGAATGCTGGGAAACTTTGATTTGCCTCATCAGCAATACTATCATATAGACCAATACAAATATCTTTATTCCACTCAACGTCGCCGCTTTCAATTTGTGGTTTCAAGGTTGTGTATGCCGAAAAATAACAGCTATCTGTATCCCCATATACAATCGCTTCACCTTCGTGAGTATAATCACCTGTTACAGTTTGATTAATCTGACTCATCATGTGGCGAACAATCTGCCTACCACTTAATGTTACTGATTGACCTATGCGCTTATCATAGAATCTACAATGCTCATTCAACAATGCACCATACGCCGAGTTCAATAAAATCTTACGAACCAATTGACGCTTATCCCAATACTCACGATCCTCATCAGTAGTTGATTCCTTAAGTTTCTTTTGCATTGCTTTTCTATCACTATACCAACGACTTAATAATCCTGGAACAACACCTTCTTTTTCATAACTAAAGATTGTTCCATTTGCACTAAGCATCCAGGGTTTGTGACTGTCAAAAACAAGTTTCCAAATCTCAGCAGCAGACATCTCTTCACTACGACCATCTTCATAGTCAAGTGTAAGAATGGTACCACGTTCTTGATTCATAATAGCAGTATACTCTAGCGCACCAAACAAACCCTCCCATAAAATGCTGCCTGTAACTGCATCATCGCCATCTTTGTGACGCTTCTTTTCTGATGCTAGTCTAAGGCCCTTTTCTTTCATGTATTGATCGGTGAGTGTTTGTCTAACTTGGGCAACAATAGTCTCGCCCGCCATGTTGAGTGCCCTGATAACTGAGGGGTAAAGTGAGTTGATATCGACTGCACCGACCCATTCGTGCATGCCCCTTTTGGGAGTAGCAACGAAGGCACCTGCCGCTTGTTGTTCATCTTCTGCATTTTCTACCTTTCGTTTTTTATCTGGAACTGCCAATCCACGTTCGTGGGCTTCATTAAAAATAGCCATTTCAATCATTGCTACCGAACCCATTACTGTTGGTAATAATACTGTGTTCTCGTGCGCCAATTGATTAGCCAATTCTAAGAATTTTAGTTTGTTGTGTATCTTATACACCAACATTGTATCTTGTCTGTTGTACTCTAAAAACTTTTCCCAGTCTTTGTTATACAACTGATCAAGTGTACCTTCATATTGTGTTTTGTTTTCACCAACTTCCATTTCACCAATAGCATCTAACTTATAGCTATGGCGACTTTCGTAGTTGTACTTCTTGTAAAGTTGAAGATAGTCCATATGTACACGACCAACCAAATCGTATGTAGTAGATTCTTTACCAAAACGTTCATATGTCCTTGCTTTAGGCATTTGACCCATTAAACAAAACTTACGTGTATCATCTTTACTCATTACACGTGTTACACGATTGACCATGTAGGGTATATCATAGCCCTCTGAGTTCCAACCAGTCAACACATCTGCATCTTCAATCAATTCAAAGAATGTATCAAACATTTCCTTTTCATTTTTGAAAAGCAAACAGTTATCATACTTTGCAGTAATCTCTTGTGCAGTTTCATCACTCATGTGTTTAGGAGGAATGCATAATGTAACAAGCAAATTTTGCCAATCCAAATATAACGAAATGGCAGTTACTGGATTAAATGGATCATCAGTTGGACTAAATCCCTTTACAGGATCAAAGTCTACCTCAATGTCAAAGAAACAAGTATGCAGTTTAGGGGCATCAACACCTAAGTAATTTTCGCTAAGACAACGAAATACTACGTTGACATCACTTTCAAATAACTCTTTGCCACTATGTATACGCCTTTCTTTTTCAAACTCAGTTCTCTTACGAGTACTGAATCTACTTACAGGTGTACCATATATACTACGATACTTACCTTTTGGATCGCTATAGTATAAAACATAGTTGGTAGGATATTCATTGTAGTGACGTTTACCGTCAGCTCCTCGTTCTACTACGTAGATTCTATCTTCATCACGGCTGTGCACCGCGTCCACGTAACTCAAAGTGTTTTTCCTACCGTCTCTAAAATTACGTTTAATTGCTCATGCTCTTGATTAGCCTGAGTTAGTGCTGCCTTATGCGCCAACCTTATTGCTTTCTTAAGTACACTAGGTTTTACTTCTAGTTCTTCTGCAATTGCTTTTACTGTATCGGTCAAACCCTCGTTTAATGTATCAATCTCGTGCATGACTGCCATGCCTTCGTTTACCAACTGAACCAATTTTATCTTTTGATCACCGTTAAATGTTTTAATATCACTCATAAAATCTCCTTATGAGTAGTTATTATACATGAAACTGTAAAGAAGTCAAACTTTTTACTGACTCATTTGACCGTTATGTTTACTTC